TTACATCGCGTGTAGCTACTTCATACGCCGTTTAAACACTCCGATGCAGCTCGCGAGCTGGGAGACTCCCGATCTAACGCCCCAGTCACGCCGTTTGTCCCCTCCATGCGTCAAAATCTTGACACTTGTGTACTCGAAAGTGGGCATATGTCTTGCACTTGTAGCTACTGGAGTACACGCCCTGCCAGCTAACGATCCGGTCAAGGTGAATCGCGCGCCCGGGCGCCGCAATCACTGGAAACGCGTCGAACGTGCTCGCACGCATATCGAGGGCAATGCCACGAAGATCGCGAAAGCTCTCGTGAAACGTGCGCTTGAAGGCGATGCGAAGACGGCCAAGTGGCTCCTGGAGCACACGGCCGCGACAGATGTAGAGGGCAACGAGCTGCGCCCGATCGCGGTGAGTGTGGATAGCCGATCGGGTAACTCCCTACCCCCAGCCGACACGGCGCCGCGCATCATGATCGGCTTCTCGCTCGGCTCGGACTTCGCGCGTTTAAACGTACAGCCGGCCGAATCCCACGTCAGCCAGGCCGATCGCCCACAGCTCCCGTCGGCCGTTCTGTCTCATCCTGTCGCACCTGGCGAGTAGATACGTTAGATCATTGGGGAAATGGGGGACTGTCCGCGTGCTGCGTAGTCGCGCGGTCAGCTCGGAGAGCTCGCTGGACGTCCGAACCGTGCGCCAGTCTCGGCACACAACCGCCAGCACCCCACCTCCCCCTCCAAGGGAGTGGCCCCTCACCCACACGGATCCGAGCATCTGTGGGAAATCCGACCTGGCGTGTAAACGATCCGCGGCGCATGTTCAATCCCGGCACGAAAGACCCAGGGGTGCCGGTTCTTCCATCACCGTACGCAAAAGGAGAGTGGTCGATGATCGTCGCACTGAGTCTCGGCGAGTGGGGCACAGAGCCGCTGCGGGCGCGGGCCGGATCGCTGGGGCGAGTACTGCGGCTGATCTGGCATGGTACGTACTGTACAAGGCGCGGGGCTATGCCGCTCGGTGGGCGTCCAGAAGCCCCGAGACGCAGAGGGCGACCAAGTCGCGAGCCGCGCCGGACTGCACCTCCTCGTTGGAAACGCGGAGAGTCAGGATGCCGCGGGCTTCGAGCCGGGCATCGCGTTCGCGATCAGCGGTACGGCGGGTAGCGTGATAGGCACCATCAACCTCAACGATCAACGAGATGGCTGGTGCGTGGAAGTCGGCGATGTACCCGAACATGCGGGCCTGGCGCCGAAACTTTACCCCGTGGATTTGTTTGCGACGAAGGGCTTGCCAAAGGAGGGCTTCAGCGTCCGTGGGGTGTTTCCGCATGTTGCGGGCGCGGTCGAGCTTCCAGCGGGGCATGTAGTTACGCATCGCCCGACTCAGAAGCAAGGGGTGGACCGGGTGCGTGACCGGCGTTTAAACGATCAGGTGACTCGCCGTTTAAACGATCACCCCGCGGCGCCGGCCCCTAGATCCTGTAGTGCTACTACACACTCCACCATAAAGAGGGGTTGGTGTAAAGAAGGTAGCTACCCGGATATACCCGAGTCAAGCCCCAAAATGTGGGGGATCGCGATGTGCACGACCACTAGATGTAGTGGTGGCCACCCACTAGATATGGTGGTCAGGCGCCGATACCCCCATATCTAGTGGTCGAGGCACCCACCCACTACAGGTAGTGGCCCTCGCGATGGACACCACAAGCGTGCGTTTATACGCAGGTCTGACGGAGATCGACTGATCGTGAACCCCAGCACCCGACCACCCTACACCCTCGCGGACGGCAAGACCATCAACCCCGAGTGGAAGGCCCGCTACTCGTTCGTCGCGGTGAGCAAGGACGGGAAGTACCGGCACACCTACGTCCCCTCGCCCAAGCAGCTCGATTTTCACGAATCTGAGGTGCTGAACTGCATCATGGAAGGACGCCGCGGAACCGGGAAATCGTGGGCAATTCGCAATGACGCCCATGTGAGAGCTCTCGCCTTCCCCGGTTTCACCTACCTCGTGGTGCGCCGGACGATGGGCGAGCTCAAGAAGACGCACCTCAAGTTCCTCGACCGCGAGATGAAGTGCTTCAACGGGTCGTTCAACAAGACCGACTCGATCGCCAACTACCCGAATGGCTCACTCGGCTTCTACGCCTCGTGCAACTCCGAGGACGAGATGCTCAAGCTGCTCGGCGGCGACTACCACGCCATCTACTTCGACGAGATCACCACCTTCACCGGAGAGCAGATCGGCAAGATCGGCACTTGTTTGCGCGTGCCGGAAGACCCCGAGGGCACGGGCGTCACGATCCTGCCCCGGCTGCGCGGCGGCACCAACCCGATTGGCATCGGCGCCGAGTACGTGCACGCCCACTTCATCACGAAAGACGTCAACTACGAGGAGGAGCCCGACTACAACCCGAACGACTACCTCGCGATTCACCTCGATGCGGTGGACAACCTCTACATCGACCCGGAGAAGTACGACAAGCAGTTCGCCGGGGTGCCCGAACACATTCGCCGCGCGTGGAAGGATGGTGAGTGGATCGTCGAGGGCGCGTACTTCAACGACTTCCACGCGACAATCGACGGCCAGCCCTGGCACGTGCTCTCGGAGCTCCCTCTGTTGGGCGAGGGCGAGACGATGCGCCCCATGCTGGCATGTTCTTGGCTACTCATCTACCGCGCGCTCGACTGGGGCTTCTCGCCGGACCCTGCGGTCGCCCTCTGGATCGCCATGCTGCCCAACGGACGGGCGATCGTGTTCAAGGAGCGCGACTGGACGATGACGGTCGCGTCCCAAGTCGCGCAGCAGATGGAACACAGCTCGAACGGCTTACGTGTTGTCGAGACGTACGCGGACCCCACACTCTTTGCGAACCAGCAAGCGACTGAGCTGCACTCGCTCGCCGACATCTTCGCCGACAACGGGGTGTCCCTCACCAAATCGCGTAACGACCGCAGTGCGATCGGCTTCGCGATTCACGAATGGCTCAACACGATCTTGGAGGACGGCAAGCCTAAGTTGCAGTTTTACGGGCCAGGCTGCCCAAAACTCGTGAAGACCCTCCCGATGATGCGTGTGGACAAGAACAATCCGACGCGCATTGCCGACAGCAGCAACGACCACTGGACGATCACGCTCGGCTACTTCTGCCAGGGGCGCATTGGCACCTCCGACGAGCAGCCGACCGGGCAGACCGTCCTCCCCTGGTGGATGCAACACACCGATCCGACGCGCCTGGTGCTTGGCCGCGAGAGCGTCCGGCGTTAGCCCCGTCAACCTCCCACGTCAGAAGGAGCCTTTGTGTCCGACACCCGCAGTATCATTGAAGCCTCGATCGCCAACATCCGCGAGGATGGCCCCGGCGACGGTGGCCCCGAGCCTCTCGCCTCGCCCGACACCCCCGACATCGACACGTCCGACGCGCCTGCCGATCCCGTTGACGCACCCGAACCGGCGGAGGGTGACACGCCTGCCGTCCCCGAGCCCGTCTCCGAGACGCCGGCCACGCCCGAGCCGCCCAAGGAGGAGAAGCCGGCGGCGGACAACGAGGACTTCGACACCGAGCCCGAGTTCACGCAGGACAAGAACGGGCGCAAGATCGTCAACCGCATCCCCCAGCCCCGCGTGAAGAAGATGGTGGAGCGCGCGGTGGCGAAGGCCACCGAGGCGAAGGAGCGCGAGTTCACCGAGAAGGTGTCCATCTTCGAGCAGCAGATCAAGGGCTACGAGGATCTGGGCGAGATCATGGCGACCGACGACGGCCGCTTCATGCAGATGCTCGCGCAGGCGTACCCCGCGTACCGCAAGTACGTGGAGGGTGGGGCGGCGCAGCCCGCGGTGAAGACCCCCGCGCCTGGTGCGGATGACCCGATGCCCCCGCCCGACGCGCGACTCGCGGATGGCACGCCTGCCTACTCCCCCGAGGGCTTCCAGAAGGTGCAGGACTGGCAGGCGCGGCAGATCGAGCAGCGCGTGCTTGGCCAGGTGAACGAGAAGTACGGGTGGGTGGACCAGGAGCGTCAGGCACGGGAACGCGAGCAGGCGGCAGTCCCCGTCGTGCGCGCCCAGCTCCAAGAGGCCATGCAGCACTGGGACGGGTTTGCCGACAGCGCGGACGAGATCCTCGCCGAGCTCCGGTCGGACAGTGAGGCCGCGGCGCGCACCGGCCGACCGCCGAAGCTCTCCCTCCACGACGCCTACCGTGTGGTGATGAACCGCAAGATCAAGGCGGAGCGGGAAGCCTGGCAGAAGGAGCGCGAGTCGCTCAAGACCGACCGCAACAAGACGCGGGAGGAGGTGCTCAAGGAGATCCAGGGGCGTCCTTCCTCGACCGCCACGGTCCCCACGACGCCGACGGTGCGCCCCGATGCGGACGCCCCGCGTGACTCGAAGGAGATCATCCGGCAGGCGATGGCCGGGCTCCGCCGCACCGCCTAGTAGCTACTTGGCACGGTCTGTGCTACAGCAGATTAACGTATTTCGTTAGTTCGGTCCCCTGAAGTCGGGCGGGTGATCGTTTAAACGCGATCACCCGCTCCCGCCCCGAAGGAAGCTCCACTCGTCGCCGAGACGTTCTCGGTTTCCTTGGGCGCCGATAGCTCTGACATCGCGGCGCTGCCCTCCGCGTCATTGGCGGTCCTCGCCTAGCAGCAACAGTCAGTCTCCCTACGTCAAGCCTGCCGGACGTCACTCGGGGCAATCACTTGTTTGTTGCTTGGAGAGTCCCCAATGGCTCTGTCCATTTCCCAGATCCTCGCGGCCAGCTACGAAGCGGTCGCGAACGAGAAGCGTAAGCCTGCGAATCAGTGGGCTGAGAGTGCCCTGCTCCGTGAACTGGAGCGCCAGGGCGCGATCAAGCGCGTCAGCCTCGGTCCCGCGATCGAACCCACGCTCGACTACCGCCGGAATGCCGGCGCGGCCATCCTGTCGAGCGACCTCCAGCCGATGTCCCTCACCAAGACCGAAGTGCTCACGGCCGCGTCGTACTCGATCGCCTCGATCAGCGTGCCGATCGTCTGGTCGAAGGAAGACGAGGCGAAGAATCCGTCGGAGAACCAGAAGGTCGATCTCGTCGATTCGCTGATCACTAATGGCCTCGACTCGCACGACGACCTGCTCGAAGCCACGCTCTTCGTCGGCGCGGGCGGCGTGATCGGCCTCGACACGATGGTCACGGAGGCTGGCACCGGCACGATCGGCGGTATCGACGCCTCGGTCGAAACCTGGTGGAAGAACCAGTTCGACGAGTACACCGACGCGTCGGACATCGACCTGTCGATGACCCAGGTGTGGAACGCCTGCGCGAAGGGCTCGGGCTCCACGATGGTCCCGCGCATCCTCGTGTCGGACAGCGACACGCAGGCGGTCTTCGAGTCGTCGCAACAGGCGCAGCAGCGGTTTGTGGACACCGAGGATCTCAAGGCCGGCTTCAAGACGATCGCCTTCAAGACCTCGCGTTACGTCTTCTCCCAGTACGGGACCGATTCGATCTACTTCCTCAACCCGAAGAACTTCCAGATCCGCGTGAGCAAGCAGTTCTTCCGCGCGAAGGGCAAGGAGCAGGAGATCGACAACGCGAACGGCCACCGCGTGTTCATCTACTCCGCGCTCCAGGTGGTCACGGACAACCGCAGCCGCATCGGCGTCTCGTTCACCTAAACCCATCACTGAGGGGTGACTCGCGGTGAGTCGCCCCTCCCTTCTCACTGTCAGGAGTTCGCATCTATGGCTTCTCTCGTCGGACATGTGATGGCGTCGGTGGGCGACACGACCGATGTCCACTCGTCAGCACTGAATCCCGTTGGCTCGCGTGCCTTCGACAAGGACGGCAACGAGTACATCTACCTCAAGGGGGTCGCGAGCTGCGTTGCCGGCTCGGTCGTGACCTTCGATGAGGCGCACGTCACCGCGCTGGCTGCGGCCAACGCGAAGGGTCGTGTGGCCGTCGCCCTCGCGGCAGTGGTCGCCAACACCTACGGCTGGTTCTGCATCTACGGCAAGGCCGCGGCGAAGGTGCTCGCGAGCTTCGCCGACAACGGTAACGTCTTCCTTACTTCGACCGCCGGGTCGGTGGATGACGCGGACGTGGCCGGTGACGCGGTGATCGGCATGGTCGGTCGCTCGGCGATCGACACCCCTTCGACTGGGCTCGCGTGGATGGAGCTCAACTATCCGTTCGTCAGCGACATCGCGATCGACTAGTTCGGCGGGCGGGGTGGGCGTTGAGCCTGCCCCGCTCTCGTAGCACGTCTCGACTTCCCATACACCCAGGAGATTCCCAGATGCCCGAACGTACGTCAGACCCGCAGCTCGATGAGGTGAACGATCTGTCTCCGCAGGTGGACGAGTCCGCGTCCGGCTCCGTGGACGTCTCGATGCTGGCCGGCGCGATCGTCCAGGCGGTGAATGCCGCGCAGGGACCGCGTAAGCCCACGCTCTCCGAGTACCTCACCCAGCGCAGTGTGCATCGCGACAAGCCGCAGCTCACGCGCCGGGTCTACCAGAACGGCATGTTGCTCACGCGTCGCCAGCTCACGGCCGACGCGATCCACATGTTGAACGAGATTCGCCCCGGCATCTACGCCGACGGTATGTTGCAGGTCGTGCCGTTGCGCGAGGGCGCGACGAGCATGTCGTTCGACATTCGCTACCAGAACAAGTCGGTGGACGACCGGATGGCCGTCAAGGCGAAGTTCCAGACGTTCGAGCACATGCTGGCGGCGATTCTCCGCGAGCAGTCGGTGGCGGCGTAAAGGGGCGCGCGTCATGGCATTGAGCGACGCACAGAGGGCCGCCCTGAAGGCGCACATCCTCGCGAACGAGGCCACGGTGGTCTACGCCGGGCAGGCGACGCCGATCAAGGACGTCCCGAACACGGCTGACGGCAATTTCGAGATCGCGCGTTGGTACACCGAGTATGCCGCGCCGGAGTTCAAGGTGTGGCGCACGAACGTGCTGACGCAGGAGATTTTCGACCAGATCGTCTGGGCGAACATGACGCCGAACCCGACACCGGATGGGACGGCGGCGTGGACGAATCGCAGCCTCGCGTGCCAGGGGAAGCAGTTCAACCTACAGACGCTCTTGATGGGGCAGACCACGATCAACGCGGCAAAGGCGTCGCTGCGTAATGGCCTCCAGGACGCGTTGACGGACATTCCGAGCGGGGCCAACGGCAACTTGCGGCAGGCGGGCTGGGCCAACGTGCAGTTGGCGATTCAGCGCGCGGCGCGGCGGATCGAGCAGTTGTTCGCCACCGGCACTGGTTCGGAGGCCGCGCCTGGGACGATGGTGTACGAGGGCACGATCAGCGGCGCGGACGTGGAGGCGGCGCGTAACTAATGGCTGCCGCCACCGTCAACTACACCGGGTCGGCCACCATCACGATCTCGCCCGCCTCGCTGGCGACGAGTTCGACCCGAACGGCTGGCGTGGAGTCGGATGTCGTCTCGAACATCAGCACCAAGTACGTCGATGTGTTGGTGAGCGGGAAGATCACGACAGGCACGTCGCCCACGGTGAGCAAGCAGATCGACATCTGGGTTTACGCGCCGATTTCCGACGACCTCTCATCGTCGGTCAGCTATCCAGACGTGCTCGACGGCACCGGCAGCGCGGAAACGATCACCAGCGAGAACGTGCGCAACGCGGCGATGCGTCCCGCGGCAACGATTGTCGTGGACAGCATATCGGATCGGACGTACCCGGTCGCGCCATTCTCGGTGGCCGCGTTGTTCGGTGGCGTCATGCCGCCGCGCTGGGGTCTGTTCATCGCCCATGACACGGGCGTGAATCTGAATTCGACCTCCGGCAATCACGCGTTTTCGTTCATCGGTGTGAAGTTCGACATCGCGTAGATGGCGATTCTGCTTGGGCACGGCGCGAGGGGCCAGCGGCCGGTTGGCCCGCCGGTCCTGAATCTGGGTAGCCCGCAGGCGCGTGGCCTGCTGGCGGTGCATCCGCTCGCGGGCGACACGCGGGATCTGGTGCGCGGCGGTGTGGCCGCTGCGACCGGCGTCACGTTCGGGGCCTATCCCGAATTGGGTCTGGTGTCGCGGTATACGACCAGCCCCGCGTACGTGGACCTGGGCGTGCCGACAATGCTGTCTAGCGCGATCACGTTCTCGGCCGCGGCGTGGGTGCTGACGGATACCACGTCGCCCTCTGCCGGCGGTGGCGGGCTGCGGTACCTCTTCGGCGCGGAGGGCGGCAGCGATGTGGCGGCGTTCGTGTGTCGCTACAGCCCATCCTCCGGGCATTTCCAGGCGTACCAGTGGGGATCCGGCGGGTACCAGGGCGGAGAAGGCGCGACCACCGTGGTCGCGAATCGGCTGTATCACGTCGCGGTCACCTGCATCGGCAGCACGCTCTCGCTCTACGTCGATGGAGTACTGGACGGGTCGTGGTCGGTGAGCGCGTCGCTGGTGCCGATGACGAGCACGCGGTACTACATCGGGAGCATGTTTGGCGACACCGCGCGTCAGTGGTCGGGTCTCATCGCGGATCACCGGCTCGCGGCGTGCGCGTGGTCGCCTGCGGAAGTGTGGGCGCTCTACGACCCCGCCACCCGCTGGGATCTCTACTGGCAGCGCCGTCGCGTGTACGTCTCGATCAGCGCGGGCGGCGGTTTCACGTTGTCGGCCGAGAGCGGCGCTTTCTCGTGGTCTGGGACTGCCGCAACACTCAAGACCGCGCGCAAGGTGGACGCCGCGAGCGGGAGCTACGCCTGGTCGGGAACGGCTGCCACGCTCCGCTTCGGGAAGCGACTGCCGGCGGATAGCGGCTCCTTCGCATGGAGCGGGACAGCCGCAGCTCTACGTGTGGCCCGACTTCTCGCTGCCGCAGCGGGGAGTTTCACGTGGAGTGGTACCGCTGCAACTCTCGTATACGACAACGGGGGCTACTCGCTCTCTGCGGAGCCCGGCACCTTTGCGTGGACAGGCACCGCGGCATCCCTGGAGTTCGGCCGGCTCCTGACGGCGAGTGCCGGCTCGTTCACGTGGAATGGGACAGCCGCCACACTGCGTCGCGGGCGTGTCATGGCGGCGGACGCGGGCGCCTTCACGTGGGGCGGGACGGCCGCGACGCTCACGCTTGACCGGTTGATCGAAGCCCTCAGCGGCACGATCACGTGGACGGGCACTGCCGCGCTCATCACCTGGAGCGGCGAGCCGAACGTCAAGTTGTACGTCACCGGGTCGTACCAGCCGCAGACCGCCGTAGTCGGCGCGTATCTCCCTTCACTTCCGATCGTGGGTTCGCCGGGGCACATCTAAGGAGCACTCCGCATGGCGTCGTTTAACAAGTTCGAGAACTTCACGGAGGACCTGGCCACAAAGGTCCACAACTTGCACAGCGATACGCTGGCGGTCTACCTGTCGAATGCGACGCCTGACGCCGCGGCCGATGAAGTCAAGGCGGACCTGGTGGAGATCAGCACGGGCAATGGCTACACCGGCCCGCAGGACACGCAGAACAGCGTGAGTCGGTCGGGCGGGACGACCTCGGTGGTCGGCACCGATATCGTCATCACGGCCTCGGGCGGCTCGGTCGGTGCGTTCCGCTACGCCGTGCTGATGAATGACACGCCCACGAGTCCGGCGGATCCGCTCATCGGGTGGTGGGACTACGGGTCATCGATCACGCTTGCGGCTGGGGAGTCGCTCACAGTCGATTTCGGCAGCAGCATGTTCACCCTCGCGTAAGGAGTGTAGACGCTCATGTCTCATGCGAAGAATCCCCGCGTCGCGCAGGCGATGCAGACACTGAAGGTGGATCTTGAAGCCGAGCGGGCCGCGATCCTGGCACAGTCGGCGTCGTGGCAGGCCCGGCGTGCCGAGTTGGTCGCGCAGATCCAGCCGCTCGAAGTCGAGCTGCGCGCCGTGGACGCTGAGATCGACAAGATCGAGCAGCCGCGGCTCCGGTGGATCGGGAACGAGCTCGCGGCGATTGCCCGGCAGTCCGGCGCGCGGTCGATCGGCAACACGGGGGATGCGCAGTGAGTGCGCCCCGGCCCGATGACCCGACGTGGGCGCCGAAAGCTGGCGAGCTGTGCTGCCAGGATGCGGCGAACCTCACCACGATCGAGTGCCGTGAGGAGGTGCAGGTTCGTCGTTGCACGATCTGCGGTCGGCGGCACTTCCGCGCCTTCATGCCTCTCACGGGGCTGATCACGGTCAATGGCTAGGCGCACGACGCTCGGCGGCAACGGGCAACTTTTCCTCGGGGAAGACAAGACGTTCGTGCTGGAGGTGGTCGATGCGGATGGCGACCCGGTCGATATCTCGGGCTGGACGGTGTTGCTTGACGTGCGCGCTCGGCCGTCCTCTGCTTCCGCGTTGATCAGCAAGACGCCCGCGAGCATCACGGGCACGTTTAACGCGTCACGCACACTCAACACGCAACGGGCGTCGTGGGAGGTGAGCGACGACGAGATGGACGAGCTCGCCGCCGCGGGCACGTTTCACTACTCCTGCAAGCGCACCGATGAGGGCTACAAGACGGTGCTGGCGTACGGCGAGTTCATCGCGGAAAAGGCGACGGCCGAGTAGCCGTTTCAGGGATCATACGCGTGGCGAACACTCCCCGACAGCCCCAGACACTCGACCCGTCCAGCACGTTGAAGTCCGCGGTGGATCGTTGCAAGCGGAAGCGCCGCGATCTCGTGGACGCCTGGGCGGATAACGTCGATTACCTTCGCGGGAAGCCGTTCGATCAGGAGTCCGACGAGGATCGCGTCTACGTCAACAGCGACAACGTGATGTCCAAGCGGAAGGCGACGCAGCTCGCGTCGCAGCTTCCCGAGGCACGTCTCACGGCGAAGAGTGATCGGGTGAAGCCCGTACTCGGGGCGTTCGCGAAACTCCTGAATGAGACGCTCCGCACGGCGAAGACGGGTGCGGCTCTCTTCGAGACGTCGAAGGATGTGATCAACGCGGCAGGCGTCGGCGTGGTGCTGTGCGGGTACGAGGCGCGTACCGAGCAAACGTGGGCGCCGGCTGTCGATCCGATGACGCTGTCGCCCGACCAGCAGGCGGGGCTTGACGCGGCGCAGCAGCTTGACGCGCAGCAGGCGGCGGAGCTGCTCCAGGCGTACCAGATCCCCGTGATGGAAGTTCCGCGCGTCACGTCGTCGCGCTTCTACGTTCGCCGTATCTCCCCCTCAGACTTTCTCTGGCCGCTGGAGTTTGAGCGATCGGACTTCGACGAGTCGCCCTGGCTCGGGCACTCCGACCGGATGCGGTGGGCGGAGGCGAAGGTCGCGTTCAAGCTGCACGACGATCAGAAGGAAGCGGTGCTCGGCGCGCACACCCGCGCGGAAGAGACGCTGCGGGACGCGACGGACAGCGAGAGTCTCGGGGAGGAGGATCGGGTCGAGTACGACCAGATTTTCTACTGGCGCGCGAAGTACGACCCGATGGAGCCGCACTTCGACTGCATTTACCGGCTGGTATTTGTCAAGGGGATTGACGAGCCAGTGATTCACGACAAGTGGGAGGGGCAGCAATACCTCGACGGCGTCGGCTACGTGGGTGCCACGAAGCTGCCGATTCGCGTGCTCACGCTCGACTACGTGAGCGACGACGCAATCCCGCCCTCCGATAGCGCGATCGCTCGGCCGCAGGTTAACGAGATGATCCGCAGCCGGACGCAGATGATCCAGCAGCGGGAACGCTCGACGCCGCTGCGGTGGCATGACGTCAATCGCGTGGACCCGCTCACCTCCGCCAACATGATGCGGGGCACCTTCCAGGGGTCGATCCCCGTCAAGGGCAACGGCAACTCGATCATCGGCGAGGTGGCGCGGGCCAGTTACCCCTCGGAGAACTACGAGTTCGATCGGATCGTGCGCGGCGACCTGACCGAAGCCTGGGGTGTGGATAGCAACCAGCTCGGGTCGTTCAACCGCGGCCGGCGCACAGCGAAGGAGGCGGAGGTGGTGCAGGCCAACTTCGCCACGCTCATGGGCTTTCAACGCGCCCGTGTCGCCGCGTTTTTCAACGGGATTGCCGAGGTGATGGCGGGGCTCCTCGTGCTGCACAGCAACGAGCTGCCGAGTCCGCCGCCGCCTCCCCCGCCACAGCCGGGCGTTCCACCACAGCACGAGGCGCCGCTTGACGTGCGGACACTCTCGCAGCAGTTCGACTACTCGGTGCTGCCCGATGCGACGGTGCTGCTCGACGCGAATCAGCGGGCCGATCAGTTGCTGGAAGTGCTCGATATGGTCGGCAAGTCGGGCTTCGTAAATCCCGAGCCGATCATCGAAGAGATCGTGATGCTCAAGGGGCTCGACCCGGGGAAGGTCATGCGGAAGCCGGACCCGAAGGTGGACGACCCCAATGTGAGCTACCGCCTGTCGGGCGTGCAGGATCTGCTCAACCCGGTGGTGCTCGCGATGCTGGTCGAGAAGGGCCAGGCGCCGTCGCCTGAGTCTTTGCAGGCGGCGTTTAAGATCCTGCAAGCGGCGCGTATCCCGATCACGCCGGGGTTGCTCATGGGACTGCCGCCGGATCAGGCCGCGATGATGCTTCCCGGCATGATGGCTCCTCCCCCGCCGGCTGGTCTGCCATCTGGGCCGACTCCGCGCCCTGAGTTGCCGCCGGCCGATGCGCGCCCTGAGTGGACCGCGATGCCGACTGTGAGCAAGAGGAGCGACACATGACGTGCGATCGGTGTGGACACGAGCTGCGAGTGGGCGACTTCCCGTTCTGCAAGGGCAACGCGAGCGATCACACGCCCGGCAAGTTCGGTGCGATTTCCGATGAGATCCCCGGTGGGCTGGAGATCAAACACGGCCTGTGCAATGAGGACGGCACGCCTCGCCGCTACTACAGCAAGTCTGAGATCGCGCGGGAGGCGCAGCGCCGCGGCATGACGAACTACGTGCGGCACGTTGGCTCGAAGGGCTCGGACAAGTCGCCGCATACCGTCCGGTGGGTGTAGCCGATGACCTTCAAATGTTGTGAATTGGGATGGGCAGCGGGGCTTTTTGAGGGTGAGGGCTGCATTTGGGCTACGCGTCAGGGCGCTCGTACTCGCCGAGTTGGGATGAAACTCGTATCGACTGACTTCGATGTTGTACAGAGATTCCATGCAGTTGTGGGGTTTGGGACGGTTTACGGGCCGAAGTTTCGCAATCTGACTGACAAACCTTATTGGGAGTTCACTACGACCACATTTGAACAGTCACAACAGATGATCGCGATGTTCTGGTCGTGGTTCGGAGTGCGACGAAAGGAGCGGGCTTCGGAGCTACTGCGCGGCTATGTGGCAGATCGTCGCGAAGCACGCATGGCATTTCGTTGTCCGCGGTTGTCTGACATCCAAGTGGCTGACCTGCGTCGACGTGTCGCGGCGGGCGAGTCTCAGTCGTCGATCGCGCGTGACCTGGGTATCTCCCAGACGGCAGTAAGTCGTATTGCCCGCGGAAAGCGTCGGAGGGTAGTTGCGTGAGTTTTGACGAGATCGTTTCCCGCGTCACGAAGCGCCTGAATCAGACGTCCTCTGCCGCGACCACGCGTGTCGGCGAGACGGTGAACGACGTCTACAAGGCGGTCACGTCGTCGATCGGGCTCAACGTCACGCGCCGCACTCAGGTGCAGGCCAACACAACGCAGGGCGTGCAGACGCTCACCTTCACGGGCATCGAGAAGGTGATCAGCGTGATCGACAAGTCGGGCGGCTCGGATCGCTTCCTCGATGAAGTGCTGATCGACGAGCTGAAGCGCGGGCCGATCGCCGACTCCGACTCGCCCACCAAGTATGCGATCTACCGCAGCAACGCGGGGAGCGTGCAGATCTATCTCAACGTCAACCCGCAGACCGCCTTCACGCTCTACGCGGATGGCTACGTGCAGGCCGACACGCTGAGCGGCTCGCAGGAGCCGGCGTTTCCCGAGTCTTTCCACGACATCCTCGTGTCCGGCACGCTGGCCGAGGAGTACATGAAGCTGGAGAAGCCCAGCCTCGCGAAGCGTGAGGAGGACAAGTACAACGATCGGCTCGGGGATCTGCGGATCTTCATCGCGAAGTCGCCGCAGCAGGACATCTACCAGGGCAAGCTGTCGGGCCAGGCCGCGTACGGGGCGGTGGCCGGCGGCGCCAGCGGTGGGGCGTCCACGGGCGCGACGTCGTACACCCAGACCGGGCTGATCACGTTCGACCGGACGGGCGCGGCGAGCACGGCGCCTTTCGCGGTGGCGACGGGCTCGGCGTACGTCGCGAACCTCGACGCCGACATGCTCGACGGGCAGCACGGCTCGTACTACACCAACGCGAGCAATCTGGCTTCGGGCACGGTGCCGCTCGCGCGCATCAGCGGGCTCACCAACACGCAGATCGACGCGGCTGCTGCGATTGCCTGGTCGAAACTCAACAAGACTGGCAGCTCGCTGGCCGATCTCACAACCCGTTCGGCATCGGATCTTTCGTCGGGGACGCTGCCGGACGGACGTTTCCCCGCGACCCTTCCTGCGGCGTCGGGTGCGAACCTGACCGCACTGAGTGCCAGTGCCCTTGCGAGCGGGCTCGTACCTGATGCACGGATTCCGGGGCTCACGACGGACGGGGCAAGCAAGATCCGCGCACTGGCGTTTCCTGCCACGCAGGTTGCGTCGTCCGACGCCAACACGCTGGACGACTACGAAGAGGGCACGTGGACGCCCGTGATCGGGGGTTCCGGTGGTACGTCAGGACAGACCTATGCCGCCAACGGGCAGGTCGGACACTATGTCAAGGTCGGCCGACTGATCATTTGCACGTTCCGCGCGGAGTTGTCCAACAAGGGCACCATCACAGGAAATGTGCAGATCCAGGGATTGCCGTTTGCTGCACTCACGGCAACCAACCACTTCGCACCAGTCGCGCTGGTGTATGTCGGACTCGCGACAACGTGGGTAAACGTCACGGGCCGTGTGCAGTCCGGGTCGTCGGTGGCCGATGTCGCAGGTGCAACGGCAGCGGCGACAACCAACGTGACCGCGTTGACGACAGCCGACATCGCAAATACCACCGTGCTTGGCGGCACCTTCATGTACATCACTGCCAGCTAATCGTATGGACATCACGCTCACACTCTCCCCCGTGGAAGTCGACGCGCTGCGGACCGCGTTCCCCGGTGCGCCGCTCGACGTCGTAATCCACAAGCTGATCGCGCCTGTTGTCGAGAAGACTGGCGACGCACGCCTGCAGCGGCTCGCGAGCGAGTATCGCGCGCTGAGCCCGGCCGATCAGCTTGAGGCGGCTGCGGTGTTGCGGCAGTGGCGGGACACGAAGTACCCGCCTCCCCCGCCGCCGGATCCTGCGCCTGAACCTGCGCCCGCGCCGATTGAGCCGGCGCCGATCACGAGGGGCTAATGCCGCCGGTTCCGATTCTCTCGTTTCGGGGCGGCCTGAACGAAGAACCGCCGACTGCAATCGATCGCGATCAGTGTACCGCAATTGCCAATGTCGAGTTCGACAAGACGACGCTCGGCACACGGCGCCTCGGCGCGGCCTCGATCACGATCGCTGCTGGGCTCGGCACCGAGATCCCCTTCCTCTACCGACATCTCCCCACGACGGACGAGACGGAAGCCGAATTGTGGGTGATGGGCGTGAACGCTGGCGCCGCGGTCGTCAAGTACAAGGACACGTCCTGGCACGACGTGACGTCGAACGACACGATCACCGTCACGAGCCCCTACAAGTACCAGGTGCAGGGGCAGACGCTCCACGGCAAGCTGTTTCTTGCGTTCAAGTCGGGACAGGATCGGCTGCACGTACGCGACGCCGGCAGCACGACGATCCGCCGTGCAGGACTTGCCGAGCCGGCTGCGCCCTCGGTTGGCAACAACGGTGTTGGCTCGTACAGCGGCACGCGCTACTTCCGAGTGCGCTACACCGTGCAGGATGGGGACGGCACGACACTGCGCCGATCGGAGCCGTCCGACGCCACGACCTTCAGCCCGTCGGGAAGCGGGAGTGGTGCGCGCATCACGAAGCCCGCGACGATCAGCGAGAGCGAGACGCACTGGGAGATCGAGGCGTCGATCGACAATGCGAACTTCTACCGCATCACGACACTCGCGGTTGGCACGACGACTTACGACGACACGACGGCGTACAACACGGGTTATGCCGCGAGTGGCACGTTGTCGGAGGACACGGGCGACTATTCGCTGCTCCATTCGGCGCGCTTCCTGCTCGCGGATGAAGACCGGCTGCTGTTGCTGGGGTCGCACGAGGACGAGGCGCTCAGCTCCCGGTTTGCGTGGACGCCTGTGCTCCGAGACCCGGGTGTGGGCAACGATGAGCGGATGCCGACTGACGTGGATAGCTACCTCGATCTGGACACCTACGAGGGTGGGCCGATCACGGGAGGGTCGCGCACCACGAACGGCTACATCTACATCTTCAAGGTGTCGCACATCTACCAGGCGATCCGCCGCAGCGAGCGTCAGAAGGCGTACGACGTGCGGACCATCAGCACGGTGCGCGGGGCGATCGAAGGCAGCATCGTCGAGGGGGTGGATCAGCGCGGCAACCCGGCGGTCTATTTTCTGGATCGGAACGTCGGCCCCTGCCGGATCGGGGAAGGCGGCATCCAGCGCGCCGGGCGCGACATTCAGCGCACGTGGGCGACGGTGAACATCGACGCGGCGGTCCCCGCCCGGGCGCTCTACGACCCCATCAAGCGTCAAGTGCAGTGGTGGGTGGCGACCAATGGCAGTGACACGCCCAATCTGCGACTGGTGCTGCAGACGGAGCACACACGGCAGACGGATGAAGGTATCCGGCGGGGGTGGACGCTGTTTACCGGCGACTCGTGTGAGGCGATCGCGGTCTGTCTGTTCGCCGACAACATCGAGGATGACGAAGCGCGGTCGACGAAGCTGCGTCCGCTGCTCGGCATGTCAGACGGGACAATCTGGCAGGGGGACACGGGGACGAACGACAACGGGGAGTCCTACACTGCGTACGTGCGATCCGCGCCCCTCGCGCTCGCCGGGCTGATCAACAAGTTCGGCGTGCGGGCTGGCTCCTTCGTGGGCGCGGCGGCTGAGGGCGTCTCGGCAGTGATCAAGCTGATTCGCAATTTCGGCGAGGAGACGACGGACGGCGTGACCGTCGACTGCTCCCCGACCGAGAGTGAAGACCCGGTGATCCGGCCCCTCGATGACTTGATCTTGTCTGACTGCCACACGGTGCAGGTAGAGATCCGCGATGAGGACTCCCCGAGCGGCACGTGGGCCGCGCACCAGGTGGTGCTCATGTCGCGTAACGAGGAGACGGCGTAGTGCTCGATCTGGTGAACCGCGGCAACCTGCCCTCTGTCATCGAAGCCGAGTTCGAGCAGCTTGTGACCCGGCTGCGCGCGTTCTTGCTGGCCGAGCACAACGAGGACGGCTCGCATATCGCGGAGGATCGGATCGCCGCGCTCTTTCTGAAGTTCGACGCGCAAACGATCCCAAGCGCGACGCCCACGAAGCTCACATTCGCGCACCCGCCCACCTACGGCAATCACAAGAACGGCGGGTATGACACGCAGATCCAAGCCGGGCGCGTGTCGATTCTCCAACCTGACTCGACTGGCGCGCTCACGGTGATCCTACCGCCCGAGGAAGGGCTGTATCTGATCTCGGCCAACGTGGAGTGGGCGGGTACCACAAGCAAGGCCCGCGTGTCAATCTATGATCGCAACAAGGGGCTCAATATCGCGTCGCAGGAGGGCACGGGCACGACGGGGCAGGAGATCTTCTTTCAAAACTGCTCAGTTGTAGTACCGTTCGACACACAGAACACATTGGGCTACCAGATCGAGGTGTATCACACCGCGGGTAGCGACATGGACGTGGAGGCACTCACGGGCCAGTCGTGGGTGCAGATTACGAAGATCGGTCACTGAGGATCGTCATGCCCGACTCCCCCATCCCCGCGTTGACAGAAGAAGTGCTGCGGCGTGCCGTCAACCAGCAGATCGCCACAGAGGACGCGCGGCCCGAGCCGCTCACCGCGCCCGCGGCGGCGAAGAAGTCTGGCGGTCGCGGGTCGAAGCTCGCGCTGCTCGCGCTGCTCGCTGGTGGCGCGGCCGACATGGGGAGCACGATCTACGGGCTAAACACCGGGTTGATGCGGGAGGCCAATCCGCTGATCGGCGGGATGGACCCCAAGATTGGGCTCCCGGTCGGCGCGGCGACCGAGATCGGCGGCGTGCTGCTCGCGCGCAAGCTGCTCGGGAAGAACCACCCCAAGCTGCTCAACGTGCTGACGGGAGCGCTGGCCGGCGTGCATGGCGGGCTCGCGGCGCACAACCTGCACGAGATCGGCGAGGCGAGGCGGGAGGCGAACGCCCCGCCGGCGCCGAACCTGGTGCAGCACCCGGATGGATCGTGGTACGACCCCACCGTGTTCCTCCCGCCCGGCCGGTAACTACGTGGCAGGCGTCTTGCAGTAGCTTCGATCGCCCGTCCTTTCCGGCCGTCGTTCTGGCCGAGTATGTCCCTCATTCAATCTCTGCATCTTCGCGTGTAAACGCGCGGGGTCTACATGGCGCAAGGCTACGACGAGTTCGGCAATCCGGTGGACGAGAGCGAGCCGTACGACCCGTACGCGGATCGGCGGGCGTCGGTCGGCCAGTGGTACAAGCAGTACCTCGGGCGCGAGGGCGGGCAGGACGAGATCCAGGGCTGGGCGCAGAACCAGAACTTCGGGTCGGTTGAACAGGCCATCCGCGACAGTGACGAGGCGAAGCAGTACGCCGCGCGCCAGTCACAGCCGGCTCCACCGCCCAATAGCGCCTCGCAGTGGAATCGTGAGCAGTTCCGCGATCAGTGGCTTGCCACGGGTACGGACGTCAACGCACAGAACAGCCTGCTTGACCAGTACGGGATCACGACAGACGGTGCCGGCCGGGGACGGCTCCCCTCGGGCGATCTGCTCGATCTCGTGTACGGCAAGAAGGCCGGTATCAACCGTGCGTCGTGGACGGCGGTAAACGACCCCCAGACGCCCGGCTTCGAGACGTACGCGACGCAGGGCAACATCCCCGCTGCGTCGTCGTCTACCGCGAACGCCCAGACCGCCCCGGCATTCGACCCCCGCGTACAGGAGCTCTACGAGATGCTCCTCGGGCGCGCGAAGCAGGGGTTGGCGGTCGATCGCAATGACCCCGCGATTCGCTCGCAGGCCGATGCCTTCTCGGCAAACACGGAACGGGCGCGGCGCAACTACCTGGCGGATCTCGCCGAGAGCGAAGGACCGATCAGCAACCTGCGGGGCGAGGAGCGTTTGAGCGCCGAGCGGGCCGGGCAGCAGACGGGCGCGTTCGAGGCCGAGCTCGTGGGGCGCGAGTTGACCGCCCGGCGCAACGAGATCGCTCAGGCGCTCGCTTCGATGCAGGGGCTTCTCAGCGACCAGCAGCGGCTCGCGCTCCAGAAGGAGCTCGCGTTGCTGGATAACGCGCTCCGTCAGCAGCAGATTGGGCTCCAGGGTCAGCAGCTCGGGCTGGAGGGGCAGCGGATGGCGATGCAGAACGACCAGTTCCTCCGTCAGCTCGGGTTCCAAGAGGCGGATCGGGCGAGCTACTGGGATCTTGTGCGTAGCGGCGGACTGAGCTAGGCACTGCGTCATCGAAAGGCAGGGTAGCTATATCTCGTTCTGGGGTTTGCTTGGCAAGATTGGCGCGGGGGTTGCCGCCCCGTTTACCGGCGGTGCGTCGCTCGCGGCTATCCCGGCAATCGACGCGATCGGCGCCGCTGCGGGAGCGGGGTCGCAGGCGTCCGCACAGAATCGCGGCACCAAGCTCCAGGCGCTCATGGACCAGGATCTCATGCGCCTGCGGGTGCGTGACGATCAGCGTACGATGGAACGCGATGCGCTCAAGAAGCTGGCGCAGACCGGCTATCTGAAGGCCGGCGGCTCGACGTTCCAGCCCTCCACCCCCTACAGCTACTCATTCGCGCCGCGGGCCGCGAGTGACGCACAGAAGCAGGCAGCGTCCACGCTCGAAGAGGAGCTGATGAAGCGCATGGCGGCTGGTCCCATGCCGTTGTCGGACTACGCGCAGCAGATGAAGCCCGGCTTCTGGGAGAAGTTCGGCGGCATCCTCGGGGCAGGCGCATCGGTGTACGGTGCGGCCAGTCGGCGGCAGGAGTAACTCGTGGCGTACAACTTCGTCTCCCCCGGGGCTGCGGCGGCTGCGTCGATCGAGGAACTGCTCACGCGACGACGTGCGGAGGAACGCCAGCGCATGCTCGACGCGATGATGGCGGAAGATCGGCAGATCAACCGGCAGATCCAGGCGGCGAACCTGGAGAGCCTGGACCGGCAGCGCCAAGCGGCAGAGGCCGAGAAGCAGACCAACACGGCGAAGGGTGTCGTGTCGGTGCTCGCGCCAGATCAGCCGCTCGATCCCGAGACGGTCGGCATGTTGCGAGAGGGCGGCTTCGGGGCGCTCGTTGCGCCTGGTCAGGAGCAGTACGCCGGGATGGCCGGCGATGACGCTTCTGAGCCGGTCATGGAGCAGGGGCCAGAGACGTTCCGCGGCACGGCGGCGCAGCTCAAGGAGCGGGAACAGCGCGCGGCACTGGAGGAGTATCTCGCGTCGCTCGACCCGGCGAGTCCCGAGGCGAAGGCGCTCAACTATGAGCTCCGCACCGGCAAGTCGGCGCCCGCCGGCATGTTCGACCGGAAGACCGCCTCGACGGACATCGCCGAGTACGAGTACTACGCCGAGCAGGCAAAGACGGCGGGCCAGCAGCCGATGTCCTTCGAGGAGTGGATGAAGGCGCAGGCTAACCGGAAGATTGCCAGTGGCAGCGGCAATGGGGGTTCATCCTACTTCATCCCAGTGCAGACCGGGCAGGGCGTGGTGCCCTTCAACGCGCGCACCGGGCAGTTCGACGACGCGAGCCGGCGCGATCTCAAGCCGAGTGCGACGGCCGAGGGCGAGCTCACGAAGGCGGGCTCGGTGCTCTACCAGATTGGCGAGATCAGCCAGATGTTCACCCCCGAGCGGGTTGGCCCGCTGAAGGGGCGCTACAACACGATGCAGCTCGCGCTGGTGGGCGAAGCGGGTGACCAGGGGCTCGCGGAGATGCAGTCCACGATCGCGGGCCTCAAGAACACCGTGATCAACCTGCGAACCGGCGCGCAGATGTCCGAGCCGGAAGCCGCCCGCATCTTGCAGGAAGTGCCTGACATCACCCTGCCGCCGGACGTCTTCATGGCGCGGCTCAACACGGCGCGCAAGTACTTTCAGGATTGGTACTCGCGCCGGGCGAAGAGTGCGTACGGGCGGAACACGACAGGCGATGTTGACGCCATGCTCCGCGGTGAGGTGACGTCTGCGGTGTCGCATACGCCGGGCGGTACAGGTACGCCGGCTCCCCCTGCTCGTAAGAAGTACAACCCGCAAACTGGCCGGGTGGAGTAACCCATGCCTCCGCAGATCATCGAGATTCCCGGTGTCGGGGAGGTGGAGTTCCCCGAGACGATGAGCGAAGCCGAGGTGTCGGCTGCGGCGAAGCGGCTGCACGACGAGGCGAACAAGGGGCCGATTGCACGCGGGATGGAGAACCTCCAGAGCGGGATTGCGAACACCGTGATTGGAGCGGTGAAGGGGGCCGCAAAGACGGCAATCGGAGCGGGCGAGATTATGGCGCCTGTGTTGCGCCAGATCCCCGGCGTCCGAGACTATGTGGCAACGCCGGAGGAATTTGACCAGGCGCGCGAGTTCACCGAGCCGACGACGACCGGGCAGAAGATTGGTCAACTCACCGAGCAGGGGTTGGAGTACGCGACAGGTGCTGGTGCCACTCGTCGGGCCGTGACGGCGGTCGCTCCGCGAGTTCTGGGGGCCACGCTGCCGGCAATGGCAGCAGAGGGCGCGTCAGCCGCGGGTGTTGCGGCATTGCACGGTGAAGACCCCACGACGGCAGCTACACTGAGCGCGGCGTTCCCCCTTGTGGGCGCAGTAGCTGCGCCGATCGCTCGCGGGGCGAAGAATCTCGGGGTGCGTTTCGCGCGGGCGGCACTCAAGCCAACCGTCACCGAGATGAAGCAGACGGCGGGGGCATCACGGGCGGGGATCGGTGCGACGGCGGATCGGCTCGCGCGGTTCATCGTCGAACGCCGCATCACGACCCCTGAGAAGGCCCAGGCCATCATTGACGCAGCCGAGACGGAGGTGCAGTCGCTAGTCGGCGATCAAGCCACAGACGCCGCGACTCGTGCAGCTCGCTATCTCCAGGCGCTTGAACGGAGCGCGGCCCGACAGGGGCTCGCGACGGACGCCGTATCCGCAATCCGCACCGCAGCCGAGGAGTTGAAGGGCGGACGCATGGGCATGGATGTTGTCACGTCAACAACGCGCATGCAGCCCTCCACAGTGCTTGGGCCAGATGCCCGACCCGTGATGGTGCCGGTCACGACGCAGCAGACGTCTCGTGCGCTCCGCTCGAATGTCCCTGCTGCGGAGGCGCTTGACTCGGCGCGCGCATCCTCGGCATGGGCGACTCGGCGTAATTGGGGCGAGCTCAAGGGGGCGTCGGTCGAGTCCGCGAAGGCGGTCGAACGTGGACAGCGTGATGCGGTGAAAGCGGCAGTTCCCGCATCGCGTCCGCACTTTGCCGAGATGGCAAAGGCAATCAAGGCCCGGGACATCCTTCAGCGGATGAACTTTCGGCAGGGGAATCGCGATGTGGTGGGGCTCCCCTCTCATGTGATTGCCGCCGGGGAGATTGTCCGTGGTCGCCCGCCGGTCATGGCACTCGCCGCCAACTGGTTGCGGGATAACCAGCTTCGGGCGGGCATCTGGGCTGACCAACTGGGCAACGCGATCAAGAACAACGATGTGCAGACCGTAACGTCGATCCTCGGGCGCATGGGCGTCTCTCTCGCAACCCCGGATTTGGAGCAGGAGCTCCTACAGCGTCAGTAGGTTGTCATCCTTCTGAGGAATGCCCCGATGTCCCCAGTTCAACGTCAACTTGCGGCGACGCTCATCCCGATCAGCCTGGCACTCGCGAGTCTCGCGATCTCCGCGTTCAGTTCGTACGCGGATAACGACAAAGATTTGACCAGCCGCATCATCGCGGTGGAGACACGTCAAGAGACGGACCACGAGATGCTGCGCGACATGAAAGTCAAGATCGACCGCATCTACGATCGCGTCGCCGGCTGGTAAGCACGTTGCAGTAGCTACGTCCATGATCCCACGTACGCGCCCGCCCAAGTTGTCGCCACCGTCGGTCCCCGAGATCGAGTCGGTCGCGACCACGCCTGTCGCGCATACCGATCTCGACGTGTGCTTCGGACCAGGCGACGTCGCGGCCTTCACGCTCGGTCCCGATGACACCTTCGAGGCAACCGGCACAGTGTTCGTGATCTGCCTCAAAGAGAACGACGAGCGCGTGGAGATCGACCGCAGCAAGGTGCGATGGTGGTCGCGCCGCACGCGCATCGTGCATGTGCCTCTGTCGCTCGACCCAGCGGACCAGCAGCCATGAGCTTGATCAAGATCAAGAATACGGCGGTGGTGCCGCAGTCGCTGATCATCGCGTGTGCGGTGGTGAACGCGGCGAACGTGCTGCGATTGCCGGCGGACATGTTGGTCACTTCGGGGAATGACTCCCGGCACCGGCCCGGCTCCAAGCACTATGTGGACGCCGCGCTGGACTTCCGCACCAAGCATCTGACCCGTGACGACAAGCACAAGTTGGTCGCGGCTGTCAAGGCGCGGCTCGGGCGCTCGTATGACGTGATTCTCGAAGGGGAAGGGACGGTCAACGAGCATCTACACGTAGAGTTCGACGGGAAGTAATGCCCTACCGCGATCCTCACGACCCGCGACGTATCGCATCTTTGCGACGCTACTACCAGAGACACAAAACACGATTACATGTCAAACGACGGGGCAGCGTGAAGTACAAATCGGCCCAACGGAGGTATACCCTGCGTCGCTACGGCATCACGGATGCCGACTATGACGCACTTCTTCAGCAGCAGGAAGGTAAGTGCGCTGTTTGTGCCGGCGACTCGCGTGGTCGAAGGTACTTTGATGTCGATCACGATCATGTGACTGGTCAAGTCCGAGGACTGCTATGTCACGTCTGCAACAAATACGTTGGTGCTCTCGAAAATGCTCTCAGATCGAGCGCCGAGGCGTATTTGGCCCGCTACTGTGGGCACGACCCCAAATGAGTAACTGCCTGTTCGTCGCGCTGGGGCACCTGTGGCGTGAGGGCGGGCATCTCGTGTGGCGCCGGTCACGGTACCGCTGGTGGCTCTTTCACGTGATCTGGGGCGCGCCGGACCTCCGCACCTTCCGCGATTACGTGCCGGCCCGCCCCGGCCGCGACTTCCCTCTCTTCTTCCGCGGGCGTCACCGTACCTGGTCCGCGCCCGAACCCCGCTACTAAGTAGCTACTTGGCACTGCTGTTGCTCCGTCACACGAGCAACGCATGAGTCAATACCCACGTCACGCCCGCCCGGTATGCCCCGGCGGCTCTCCGTCGTGTGTCGGCTACATCTCCAAACGCGGCTCAACGATGTGCCCGGCGTGTGCGAGCGCGCACCAGCGTGCGTCGTGGAGGGGAGCGGGGGCCACATCCTCAGCGACGGCCGCGCCTGCCGAGCAAATGGCATTCGACCGGGATCGTGCGCGTTTAAACGCGGAGATCCTCCGCTACAAGGGGCTCTACACCGAGTCGCTCAAGACGGTCGAGCAGCAGCAGCTTGAGCTGAATGCCCTGGGTGTCCTCGGCAGGGGACTCCATACGTACTCGATCGAGGCCAAGCGCGGTTCCGGCACGTCGGAAGCCACCCCCGTGATCCTCGCGAGCGACTGGCACTCCGAGGAGATCGTGACGCTCGCGCAGACGAACGGCCTCAACCAGTTCAACCCGGATATCTGCCAGCGGCGCATTGATCGCTTCTTTCAATCCTCGCTGCGGCTCGTGAAGCTGCTCAACCAGGATGTGCAGATTCACGAGGTAGTGCTTGCGCTGCTGGGCGACTTCATCACGAGCGATCTGCACGAGGAGGCAGCGGAGACGAACGATAAGCTGCCGATTCACGCGGTGATCGCGGTGCAGAACCAGATCGCCTCGGGCATCGAGTTCCTGCTGAACAACTCGTCGTACCGCTTCGTGATCCCGTGCAAGGTGGGCAACCACTCGCGCACCACGAAAAAGGTGCGGTTCAGCGTGGAGAACGGCCACTCGCTGGAGCACCTGATGTATGTGAATCTCGCCATGTACTTCAGGAACGAGCCGCGCGTCCGATTCATCGTCGAGGACGGCTACCACCAGTACCTCGACATCTACGGCTACACGTTGCGGCTGCACCACGGGCACACGATCAAGTACAACGGCGGGATCGGCGGACTCTTCATCCCCGCCTACAAGAAGATCGCGCAGTGGAACAAGGGTCGGCGCGCGGAGCTGGACGCGTTCGGCCACTTCCATCAGTCGAAGGACGGCGGCAACTTCGTCTGCAACGGGTCGCTGATTGGCTACAACAGCTTCGCCGTCGCCATCGGTGCTGACTACGAGCCGCCCCGGCAGACCCTCTTCCTGATTGATAAGAAACGAGGCCGGACCGCGAGCTGGCCGATCATCGTCGAGGACCGCAAGTGAGCTACCTGGGTGCCCTCGCCCTCACGATGGTCTTCGGCGCGGTGGTCTTCGCGATGACCGGAAGCCTCACGCTCGCGGGAGTTACCGGGTTGATCGGCGGGTACTCTTACGCGCGGTCCCTGCGGGAGCGGTAAGTGGCTGATCATGTCGTGCCTGTCGTGCGAATTGTGCAACAGCGTGGACAGGGCGACTGCGGGGTGGCAGCACTCGCGATGTATCTCGGGCGCTCGTATGAGGACGTGCTTGCTGCTGCTGTGAGCACCACTCGATCCCGGCGTATTCACCACACGGGCATGTACGTACCCCAGCTCCGCCGGATTGCGAAAGCACTCGGCGTCAGGCTTGCGATGCGTCGGCACTTCGATGTCGAGACAGCCGAGGGCATCCTCCATATCTCGCATCGAGAGGGCGATCACGTGGCGTTTCTCAAGGCGGGGTTGGTGTTCGAGACGGACGGCACGGTGTGGGAGCCGGATGTGTACCGCATCTACCAGGGGACAGAGAAAGACCCGGCGATGTTCAACGCGCTTCTTGTCGTAGTGGGGAACTAGTTTATGAAGCGACTCTCATTGTTCACGATCCTCGCTTGTTCATTATTTCTGAACACGGCGACTGCCCAGACCTGCCCCGGCTTCCCGCAGCGCGGGGCCGAGATCATCGACAGTCTCGCGGCTCGACATCCTGGCGGCGCTCTGGGCGGCAGCGAGGAGCAGCGCCGCGAGCTCACCAAGCAGATCATCGAACAGCTCGTGTTCGAGTTTCCGCAGGACGGCTGGGTGTGGAAGGCGCAGAGCCCCACGCACCCGCCGAGCAAGGACACGATCGCGCGCCAGGTGAACGGGCGGCTGTGCTACTACGACTGGCAGAACGGCGGCACTCGGCAGCGATCCATCCAGCCCGGCCAGGTGAGTGGTGACGCGACCGGGCAGTGGCCGATCACGCTCGCGGGGGTCAACCATCTCGGGGCGTCACCCAATGTGGGTGGAGTCATGCCCGAGCCGGGCACGAGTGCCGATCTTGACGCGCTCCTCGCGCTGATCGGCGAGCACGACACCACGACGCGTGAGGCCATCAGCAACATCTACAACCAAAACGAGCGCACCTTTGCGAACCTGACCGCCCAGATCCAGCAGATCGCGGAACGGCTGGAGGCGCTGGCCGCGCAACCCACACGTGTCCCGCCCACGAGTGACGTCGTAACACCCGGCCGCACGTGGCCGTCACTTCTCAAGTACGCCGGGGTGATCGCCGGGAGTGTGGTCGCGACGGCGCTGGGCATGCGGTAGCTCGCACATGTGGACCGACGACCCCGCGCAGTACCGACCGTCGCGGGACGGGCTCTACCGCGGACGACTGGGCGCTAGTCGCGACGCCATCGCCCTGCTCGTGCCCGAACTCGGGGTCGTCTTCATCTCGATCAAGCAACGCCGTCTGTCGCTCTCAATCGCGACCGATGCGGAAATCCGCGGTGAGCAGTCGTGAAGAGTAGCCCGAAGCGCCTGCGGGGTGATCAGTCCCGATTCGTGAGCACCTCAGTCCGCTTTCCGCCCGACGAGTACCTCCGCATCCGTCGAGCCGCGCAGAAACGGCACCTGAGCGTATCCGACTACATCCGTAGCCAGATCCCTGAAGCGACCGTTAACTACCGCCTGCGCGCAGACGCGGCGGTCGAGTAGGAGTCACATGTTCATCCTCGGACTCGGGCACCGCGCCCGGCACGGGAAAGATAGCGTTGCGAGAGAGATCATCCGCGAGTGCGGCTGTATGGGCGTGTACGCCAAGCAGTACGCCTTCGCCGACGCGCTCAAGAGCTATTGCCGTGTCGCTTTCGGCATGCGGGAGAAAGACGCGCCACTTTTGCAGTACATCGGGACAAACGTGCTGCGCGCGAAAGACCCGGATATCTGGGTGCGCGTGCTGCTTGACACGCTCTACGAACAGCAACCCGATGTCGCGATTATCACCGACATGCGCTTCTCCAACGAGGCGGATGCGATCACCGACTGGGGCGGCTACACGATGAAAGTCGAGCGCCGCAATGCGGATGGCACGCTGTGGCTCACGAGCGATCGTGACCCGCACCACCCGAGCGAGGAGGCCCTGCACGACTACGAGTTCGATCGGGTTGTCAGTGTTCACGACGGCGAGCACCGACTGTTACTCGACGACGGCCTGTCCGCCTTTCACGAGTTGTACCGCGAGTATCAGCAGCAGAGGGCGGCGTGAAGGTCTACGTCGCGGCCAAATGGGAGGAGCGAGAGTGCGCCGCGGGGGTGATGGCCCGGCTGGTGCGCGCGGGGCATACGATCACGTATGACTGGACCGGCGCTAACGCGTTCACCGCGGTGCAGGCGATTCGCGATATCGACGGCGTGCAGGAGGCTGACGCGCTAGTCATCATCGCGGAGCGCCCGCTGCCCTACGCCGGCACCTACGTAGAGTTTGGTGTGGCGGTTGCGCGCGGCATCCCGGTGTTCCTCGTGGGGCACGGGATGGACCACTGCATCTTCTCCCTGCTGCCCTCGGTCATCCAGGTTGAATCGACCCGGGACGTGCTAGACCGGCTGGATCGGGCTGCCGCGTGAGACGTGTGGGGCTGGCGGGGTTGGCGGGGCTCCTGGCCGTCGCGGTGCTGCTCGGTGACGCCCCGGTGCGGATTGTGCGGGTGGAGCCGCGGATTTGCGTGACGCCCTGCACCCTGCGGCTCGCGCTCCGCATTGAGCGACATGAGGCGAACGCCCTCTTGCGCGTGCTGGTGGATGGCACGATGACGTACTACTCGGAGATCGCGCTCGCGCCTAACAGCCCGACGTTGTTTCCGCTCACCTACAAGTTTCTTCCAGCCGGCGAGTACGCGATCAGCGCCGACCTGGTGCGGCACGCGGGGCGGTCGTGGATCGCCGGCCGCGCGACTGATCGCCTGATCATCTCAAGTGGAGAGTGACCGATGGTGCAGCTCGTTTTGACGCTCGACGATAACGGGAAGCTCGGCGTGAACGGCCCAATCCAGAACAAGATTTTTGTGCTGGGGATGCTGGAGCTCGCGAAGGAGGCGATCTGCGAGTACCACAAGCAGCAGGCGCAGCGCGTGCAGCCGCCGACAGCGGAGGATCTCGCGATCATCTCGCAGAACTGAGGAAGGTGGACGTGCCGATCTACTCCTACCTCTGCCCGCTCGGACATCGCACGGAGCGGATGCGTGCGATCAAGGATCGGGATGGGATCGCGACCTGTCCGCAGTGCCTCTCGTTGATGCAGCGCGTGCCCGATGCGCCAGGCTTCGTGCTGAAGGGCGCGGGGTTCTATCGCACCGAGTACGCGCCGCCGCAGCCTGCGGAAGACTAGCGCGGGAGACAGCCATCAGCGACGCGCCGGTAGCCGAGCGCGCAAGGGGTTTGATCATTGGTGGGTGTGGTCGGCGAGGAGCAGGCCGCACCCGCCAGAAGCAGCAGTACGAGGAAGAAGCGCATGGCCCGAGTTTAGCATGATGGCTGGGGCCGATGGAGGAGAAGATGTCGAGTGATCACACCCCGCCCCGTGAGGGGTGGCAGGAACTGCAGTTCTGGCGAACCTGCTACGACTGCGGCGACGGTCTGGTTTATGACAAAGACGACGTCGACCGTGCCCGCGACGCCGACGCCGAGGCGCACCAGCGGGAGATTGACAGGCTGACGAAGCTGGCTTACTTGGGTGACCACCACTTCCCCGATCTCACATACAAAGCCCGTCTTGAGGAGCTGATCCCGAAATACCGGCAACTGGGAGCCGATCTCGCCACTCTCCGACAGGAGCGAGACGAGGCGCGGACGGAGCAGGAGCGGCTGCGGGAGCGGGCGAAGTGGGCGCAGTTTCTCGCGGAGTGGGTAGACGTGCATCGGGGCAAGCACACGTCACACGAAGCATGGGAGGCGTTCATGGAGCAGGAGCACGAGAAGCCGCCCGTCTTCGATTGCGCGTGCGCTCGCTGCAAGGCCGCCCTCACCCCACCCGCTGCCACGCCGCAGGAGCCGGAGCGGTGCGTATGGCGAGCCGAGGACTTCCGTGCGTTCACGCCGCCGTATCGGTTCTGCCCGCATTGTGGAGAATCGCTCACCGTGGCCGCGCCGCAGGAGGACCGATGACCAGAAACCACTACGGCAAGCCACTGGAAGTAAAGGTTGAGCATGACGCGCTGGTGATCCGCATCGGGGTGCAGACGCTCGCCCACGCCGTCAGCTACAGCGACTGGGCCAACGAGTTCGACGATGAGCGCGACGACTACATCCGCACCTTCGCGATTCTCGACGAGCGCGAGCTGGCGAAGGATGTCGGCCACGCGATGTGCCGAGAGCGGGAGGACGGCTCAACGCCGCTGTCCGACTTCCTTGACCAGATGACGCAAGCCGCCATCGAAGACGGCTCGACGAGCTGCGACGACGCCGTCATCAAGCACGGGGAGCACGACCCGCGCGAGAAGTGGGCCACCCCGCAGGAGGAGCCGTAGATGGCTAAGCACCCGCATTTCTGCTGGAAATGTTATCCCGGTAGTAGCAAGTTTCCCGGCTGCGGCCCTGGTTGGTGGGGCTGTGCAGACAAGAAATGCACGCAGCCCGCGAAGTATGAATGCCCGAAGCACCGAGCAGGAGGGTCCGATGGCCAGTGAGTGCGAGGCGCGGAAGGAACTGGAGCGGCTGCTCGATGCATCAAAGAAACTTCGCGCAGCGCAGGTGGCTTACATGAACGAGCGGCGTCTCCACGGCAAGGGTGGGCCCTGGTATCACGCCGAGCAATTGGATCGGCTTGGCGCTGTCGTGGCTGAGATGGCGCGGGCGTTAGATGTCGTGATCGCCCAAGCGGAAGCCGCCCTCACCCCACCCGCTGCCACGCCGCACGTTGCGTCCATCGAGGTTCGACGCAACGCCGGGGCGTTGGACGCAACCACGCCGCAGGAGTCGGAGCAGGACCGATGAAGCGAACGATTACGTTGCGGCTCGACGCTGAGGAATACGAGCAGGTGGCCTTTGCAGCCGACCTAAATGGTTTGACCGTCCGCGAATACGTGGTGCGGGCCATCAACCAGCGATTGTGCAGTCAAGGCGTTGACGCGGTGCTGCTATCTGAAAACATCGTTCCGCTCACCGTGGCCGCGCCGCAGGAGGACAAATGACCCGCGACGAGCACCTCTATGCCATCGCCGCTGAGGAAGCCGTCGAAGTCGCCCAACGCTGCACGAAGGCGCTGCGATTCGGCGGCACCGAAGTGCAACCGGGGCAACCGCTCGACAACCGGGTGCGGATTCTTCAGGAGTTCGCTGACCTGCTGGCCGCGCTGGAGATGCTCGGGTTCAGCGTCGGGCCGGGGCCGCTCGATCCGTTGCGACCGTGGGTGGATGCCAAGAGGGCGAAGGTCGAGCGGTTTCTTGCTTACTCGGTTGAGTGCGGGACGTTGGCCGCGCCGCAGGAGGAGCCGTAGATGGACATCACGATCACGCGATTGTCGAGTGGCTACTGGCATCTGCGAGGCACGGGGCCGTGCAACTGGGCGCAGCCGGAACGCTGGCCCTGTTCGGAGGACGCCCTGCGTAAGTCGGCGTTCCCAGAAGCGTCCGAGGAGTTTCTTCGCAGCGCCCTTCGGATCACTGCCCGCTCGGGAGGATCAGATGGACAGTGAGCGAGAGCAGGTCAAGCCGCAATGGTTCTGGTGCGCGCGTCACGGGGATTTTGCGGTGCGTCCGGTTTGTCCCACGTGCGAGCAGGATGGGCAAGCGTTTACGGCCACGGCCACTGTCTCCCCCTCTCCCGCCGAGGCGCAGGACGGCGTCGGATTGATTGCGGCAGAGAGACGACGGCATAGGGCGCAGGAAGGCTGGACGCCGGAACACGACGACACGCACGACGACGGGTCTCTCGCTGGTGCTGGCGCCTGCTTGGCTACCGAAGGCACGGACGGCGAGTTCCTGTGGGTGAACTATGACAGTTCATGGATCCGGCAGTTGCGGGACAAGCACGCAGCGACGCCACGCATCCGGCAACTGGCCATCGCCGGCGCGCTCATCGCAGCCGAGATTGACCGGCTCCAGCGCGCCCTGGCCGCCTCCACGGGACAGGAGACACCCCATGAGTGAGATCACCCCCGCCCGCCTCCAGGCGATCCGGGCACGGTTGGAGAAATACGGCCGCGACGACCATTTCACCCACGCCGACATCGCGGCTGAATTAGCGAGCGAGGTGCCCGGGCCCGGCCTCCTCTCCGCCTACGAGGCGGCGCAGCGGGAGATCGCGGACGTGCGGGACAGCCTCGGGGTGAATGACGAGGACTGAGTCGCCCAAGTGAGACAAAACGAGACAGAACGAGGCGATACTATTGGCGCAAGTAGCTACTGTTGGCGATTACGACAGCCCGCAACTCGCTGAGTCGCCGTAACTTGCTGACAGGAGCTACTTGAGCTTCTGCTTCACACGCACGAGGTTCGCTGGTTCGATCCCAGCAGCGCCCACCACCCCAACCCCCACGGCAGCAACGATTTCCGGCCGCGCCATCCGACCGACCCAATCCCGCCCTGAGACAGAATGAGACACATCGGCAGTGTCCTTTTTCGGTTACGCGCCCGTGCCGGTTTTCCGCAGGTTTAGCTCAACCATCGGCGGCTGTCCTCTCTGGAGTACACCCCGAGTGGACACTTTACCGGGCAAATCAACCGTCGGCAACGACCCGTCATCGAGGCTGATCGTCTGGAGATCCTTCAACCCGCGGCGCAGGTACCGCTCGGTGGTGGCGATCGACGCGTGCCCGAGGAGGCGCTGGATCTTGCCCAGTGCGACGCCCCGATCGTCGAGCCGGCAGGCGAACTCGTGCCGCAGATCGTGCCAGTGCAGATCGATTTGGCGGATCTGCTCGCGGCACTCGGGGGTGAGCCCCTTGTTGTCGCGGGTGTAGCGCGGGGTGTAGCCGTACGCCAGGAGCCGGGCGCGGCTCCAGTGGTAGCGGAAATCGCTCAGGGCGGCTCCAGACGCGTCGAGGATAAGCGGGGCCAGTGCCGGGCGCGGGCGCCCCTCCGCGCCGTCCCTGAGCCACGCCAGCGTCGTGCGCAGCCGCTCCGAGAGGATGGGCAGGTCGCGCGTCTTGTCGCTCTTGGTGGTGGCCCCGCGCAGCCGGATGACCCCCGCGTCGAGATCGACGTCGCCCACTCGGAGCGCCAACATCTCCCCGCGGCGCATCCCGGTGTCGAGCGCCAGGATCAGCAGGGCGCGGAGGGTGGGATCGGCGGCGTCGAGCAGCCGCGCCTCTTCATCGGCGTGTAAACGCCTCCACCGCGAGTAGTCCTCCGCGTCGATCTCGAACTCGGGGCAGGCGTCGGCGGGGATGTACCCGCGCTTGGCTGCCCAGTTCAGGATCGTGCGGAGCTGACTCACCGGGCGGTTCTGCCACGCCTGGGAGAGCCCCTCCTCCTCCGCCTGGTGTCGGCGCTCGGCGTACCAGCGCTCGATGCGCGTCGAGGTGAGGGCGCTCAGGGGCTCGTCGCCGAAGGCTTCGAGCAGCGGCTTGCTGCGGTAGGGGAAGTCGTCGCGCGTCTTCAGCTTCTTGCCCTTCACGTAGTGCGTCTCGAACATCGAGATCAGCCAGCGGAAGGTGAGCGGCCCGTCTGGCGTCGGTGGGCGCGAGACGGCCAGCCCGAGCGGCGTGAAGCGGCCGGCGCGGATCTCCGCCTTCAGATCGTCGTAGGCTTGCTGGGCGTGCGTTTTGGTGGTAACGGTGCGCCCCGCCCACTTCGGGAGCGAGACGCGCGCGCGGGGGTGGCCCCGGAGCTGGTAGCTGGCGTACCACTCGTGATCACAGCGATCGCGGTCCTTCCCCTTGTGCTCACACCTCTTGTAGATCCCCATAAACCTCAATCTCCCATTCGCTTCGCGACATCGTCTCACCCACGCCCACACCGGGGATCCCGTACGCGACTGTCACGTCAAGCGGCCACCCTCGCCCTTTTGCGTCTTCACACGCGTCCTCGATGTCGTCGAGTGTGCAGCGTAGGGCGCGTGCCGCCTGTCGGAACGTCGGGTCTTCATTGTGGCGGCGCCGGTAGCGATCGGCGTAGGCGAAAAGACGCTCTGCGGTGGTCACGTCACGCCACCTTGATAATCGTTCCCTTGGGGGCCACGAGGATCTCGACGATGTTGAACACCCGTCCTCCGTCTGCCGAGATCACCATGTGCGGGCGTGCGAGCATGTTCACGGCTTCGCGGAGGTCAGTCGCCGCTCGTGGACTGTCGTTAACCCGCTGCAAGTAGTAAGCACATGCCGAAATGCAATTCAGCGCTTCGTTGCGGTCCTTGATCATCTTCACTCCCCTCCGTGTGCATGTCGCTCCACCCACTGATCAAGCCACTCGCGCCGGGTGAGCAGCTTCCCGCGCGCCCCGCCCGGCTGCACGTGACGGAGCCGGTCTTCCCGACACGCCGCGCGGATCGCCTGGGGCGACATCCACAAGTAGTTGGCAGCTTCGACGGTGGTGAGCCAGGGCGTATCCGGTAGCATCTATCCCTCGCTCTCCTCCCCTGCCTTCCGCACCATCACGTACGGCTTCTTGGGCTTGATCGTCGTCGCCTGCTGGAGCATCGCTTCGGTCACGCCGAGCGCCACCAGCTTCTTCTTGTCGAGCGAGCTGGAGGTGCCGCGGACGATCGACACGGTGTACCCGTTGTGCGCGGTGCGCTCGATGCCGCCCTCTTCGAGCACCGCTTGGATCTGCTGCTTCTCCGCGTCTGCGAGCTGCTCCAGCAATGCGATCTGCTCGCACAAGCCAGTGTACTGCGTGAGCGACGCGTGCAGGCGCTGTTGGAGCTCGGGCGATAACGCGGGGGTCAGGTCGGGAACTGCTTCGGTAGTTTGCTTCAGCATCACACCACCGTCGCATAAACACAGAAGCCGGTGTCGTCGATCCCTGGGCGTTCGTAATCCACCGTTATCGTCACGTTAACGCCCAACAGCGTGGACAACTCGCGAGCAGCCCTCCCGACGATTTTGCATTTCTGCCACTCACGTTCATACGCGATCCGGCAGTCCTCGCAGTCCGCCTTCGGTGGGTGAACTGCCCAATACGTTGGATGCTGCTTACAGAAACCGCTGCTCACAGTACCTTCCCTCCATGCCGATGCGGCCGAGTCGCGTTGTACGCCATCTTCGCGCGCACCGCGGCCTGCAAATCGATCTGAAAGACGCCGCACAAGTCGCCGATGCGGATCAACACGTCGGCGAGCTCCGAGGGGATGCCGCACGGCTTCGTGCCCTCGAAGCGCAGCTCACCGGGCGCCTTGCCGTCGCGGTAGTCCTCCAGGGCCTCGCTCAACTCGCTGTGGATCAGCGCGATGAGATCGCCGAAGCTCCGGGGCTCCTCGTGCCAGCCCTTCTCGACCGCGTTAACGTGGGATTGGAGGACAAGCTGATCGATCGTCATTTGCGATACCTCGTTCCGGTCCATCCTTCCGCCGCGATGGGGCAATCGCGCCCCCACGACGGTGGCTGGCTCAGGATGCTCTCGAACTCGTGGACACTCCCCGTCCCGGTGTCGGCCTCGGCGATCAGCTCGTCATGGACACTCAACACAGGACGATAGAGGGCGGACTGCTCGCACCGAAGCAAAGCATCGGCCATGATGTCGCGAGCGATTGCCTGCACCAGATTCTCCACGATCATCCCGCCGTAGGTGCGCTGTCGCTGCCACTGATGGTTGTAGCTATTGACCCCTTCAAAGGTCAGTTGCTGCGCCCAGCGGCCGAAGCGTTTCTCTTGGAGTACTTTGGGGTACGGGTAGGCAAGCCGGCGCCCGCTGGGGAGCTCCGCGTACAGGAAGCGCGCGGCGCGGGAGTCGAGGAGCCAGCGCACGCGGCCACACGCAACCGGGCGCCCGCTCACCGTCGCGTCGATCGCGGCCATCTCCTGGTCGCGCCATAGGTCCACCACCCGGTAGAATTTGCTCCGGTAAGTCTGCACAACCTGGCGGGAAAACTCCTCGGTGATCACCACGCCGTACACACCGGCCGTATCCACGAACTTCGAGAAGCCCATGCCATACCCGCAGCCGAGAATCGTTGCTTTGCCGAGCTGGCGTTCCTTCGCATCGGCTTTGGTGACGGGTCGCGCATAGATGTCACTGGCCATCGAGCAGTAGATATCTTCGCCGCGGCGGAACAACTCGATGTGGGGGTCATTCGCGAGCCACAGGAGAACACGCGCTTCAATCGCCGCGTAGTCCGCCACATAGAGCTGGCATCCATCACTTGCGCGGATTGCCCCGCGTAGCGCGTTGGCGAGCGCCAGCATCACCGAGCCAATCGCGTTGCCCTTGTCGTCGCGCGCCGAGCGGATCATCTGGGGGTCGCCGGTCTTGAGCCACTCCCAGAGCGCGTCCTGGCTGATCTTGAGCGTGCCGCGCACGAAGTTATGGGGCTGCACCCCTGACCCGCTCCAGCGGCCCGTTGCGGCGCCGTGGTATAGCAGCCCACCGCGCACGCGCCCGTCCTGGCACTTCCACGTCCGCATCCGCTCGTACTTGGCCGTGCTCGACCGCCCGAGATCCTGCATGATCTCCAATGCGCGCCGAGCAAAGGGGTGGAGATCCGGGCGCGCGAGCTCCTCGGTGATCGTGGCCGACTGCGTGTCCGGCAAGTTCAGCCCGAATCGCTGGAGCCATGCCTGAAGCCGGGCGCGTTGACTGCCCCGCGTTACCGCCCCCTTCGTCAACTTGGCGAGTTGTCCATTCAGGCGGGTGGTTTCCATCTCAATCAACTGGAGTGCCGCGCCGACTGCCTCCTCGTCGAGTTGAAACCCGCGCTGGTTGATCTGCTGGTCGAGGAGGTAGAGCTCTGTCTCGGCGTCGGACAGATCGGGCAGCGCCGTGCTGACAGCCTCCTCCGCAAGTATGTCCTGTCGGCAGTACATCCACAGTCGCTCAAAGAGGTCAATGGACTCGTGCCAGAGCGTCGGCATCGGAGGCACGTCACTCAGTGGAGTGGGGAACACGCCCGCCCCACCGCACGCCTCGCACGGCTTGCGCTTGTAGGTGCCCTTCCCCTTGCACTGCTGGCACACGCCCGCGTTATGGCGATTCTCCCAGGCGGTGATCTCCGCCTTGAGCGCCTTCCGCGGCTTGCTCACCTTGAGCATGAGCGCGTGGCCCTCGTCGTCCTTCTTCACCGAGAGCCGAAGCGCCTCACCCGCCCCGTCCAATCCCCGAGGGAGCGCGTGCGCCGCCGCCTTCGCCGCAGAGCATCGCCATTGGTGATGCGCGATATCGGGCCACCCGTAGCGCGGCACCAGGATATTCGCCCAGATGCCGCGCTCGAACCACGCGTTGTGCGCCTCAACGAGTTGACCCGCTTCGATCCACCGCCAGAGCTCGACGACATCAGCCGCGCAGTCATCCTCTTCGAGCGCGTCGGAGATGCCCAGCGCGGGAAACGCGGGGTGCCACAGCCCCGTCCGCCCGTCCTCCCAGTACGGAAGCCGAAACGCCAGGCAGAGGATCTCGGTAGTCGAGTCGATCGAGTAACGCCACGACCCCGACGTTTTGATATCGCACTCGGAGCGCGTCTCAAAGTCAATTACGGCGCGTGGGGTCATGGTGTGTAATATCAC